TTTGCTTCTGCTATTAAAGGATTTTCTGTCGTTAACCGTTTCGTGTTTTCTCTAAAATCAGATCCGTTGTACGCTTTCGCCTCACGCTCCCCGGTCGTATGTCCAAGTTTCTGACGTGCTTCAACGGCTTTTACTTCTTTTACCGGATCAACTACAGGCCGGCTAATACCGTTCCATGTGCCATATAACCATGCTTGTTTTGTAACTGGTAGATTAAATCCAGGCGCCTTAATATTTCCTCGACTCACTTCTTCAGCAAACCATGATTGATAAAATGGAACTAGAAACCCTGACTGAAAATCATCGCGCCTTTTAAGTACGTTATTCCAGAAAAAAAGTATCTCTGCTCGTGCAGCGGAATAGCTCGCTTGGAACTTCTGTTTGAATACTGACAGCGACATACCCAAACTACCGCAGATATTATTTGCAACAGCGTCAGTATATGCTTCATAATTCGGATTCGGTCTTGTCGGCTGAAACATTTTCATGCTCTGACCCGGTTTCAGGTTCTGCATGACAAGCGCTTTCTTGCCGACTTTTATAGTCTCAATCCCACCCTCAACACTATCAGCGCTTGAATCAGCTGTGTTTAATCCAGCTGGTATAAGCGGATTAGGATTTCGTGCCGCATCTTTGTCTATCTCAATAGCTGCAAGCCATGAGGCATTAGCGACTACAGCTTCCAACTCAGATATATCATACTCGGTTAATCGATCAAGCTCATAAATAAAAGCTGCCAATTCCGGGAATCCCCGATGCTGTTCTGCAAGCTCAAAATTTGCATCATGTATTACAAATCGACGTTTTCCACTCGGAGACATTACTGTTATTCGTTTAGTTTGACTTGTATATAAATTCTCACCCTCAGCAACATGTATCGCTATCATTTTACCAGTGCTATCGTATTCAATACCGTCTTTGATAGTTCCACTTCGCTTTTTTATTGCCTCAAGCATTTTTGGATCTCTCGGATTGATAACCTGATCATTATTTAAAACCTGAATTGCAATTGGTGACTGTCTGCTTGAATCGCTAAGATATCTCAGGATGCAAAAATATTCTCCCTCGATAACTCTCAACTGATAAAGCAATCTTTGTAATTGATTTAAAGTTAATCGACCTTTTATATCAGCCTCTTTAGATCCGGCATAAAGTGTAAATCTGTTTTCGGTGTTTTCAGTCCATGCAAACTGTTGATCTTCCGGTTTATCTTTCCACCCCGGAATCATTGCCCATAAAGGAGATGATTCCCAAGTCAATCCGGTGTTAATTACACTATCGATCAACCTGCCAACCATACCACGAGCAATAAGGGAATCCGAATATACGCCCCGGGAATTATCACGTTGCGCCTGGTAATCGGTGAATCCTGCATCTTTATAACGAATATTACCGTATTTAGTACGACCTCCGCCATACGTCCGATTTGATCGGTTATCAGAATCATGCACCCTGACAGTCTCTTTTATAACTTTAGGACGTAAAAAGTCAAAGAATCCCATCAGCTAACCTCCATCGATACAATATCCCCGGAGCTTGTCAATTCTTCAAGAAGCCCTTGCCAATGTCCTGCAGACTTTTGCAGATCCTTTAAACTTGTACGTTTAACCCGCATCATGCCTTGCCCATCATTAAGACTATATTCTTCACCGCCATTTATGACAACAATTATAGCGGCTTTTATATTATCAAGGATATCTTCTATTTCGGACTGTGAGAAATAGCTCATGCCTAATAATATACACAAGCCCTATCAATTGTCAACATTATTAACTTAGTTAGGCGTGATTAAGTTTGTTTTATTGCACTTTTCCAACATAAATCTAAGAAAAAAACAAAAAAATCCTGTTAGCAGCTAACTAACAGGATTCTTGAACATTTTTAAAGACTTGAAATACATATTGATTTCAAGGATGATGTTTTATATTAAGACTATTTTTTTTCTTTGTCAACCACTTTAGGCCTTCCGCCTTTCTTACCGTTCTCCCGGGCAGCGGCTATCTTTGCTTCACTCCGAGATTTTCCACCGAGTTTACCAAGAGTTGCAGCGGCAGTGCCGATGCTCTCATTTTTGTATATACAACCAAATCTATCAACAATATTCAGATTGTATTCAGCAAACCATTTAGCGGCTTTCTGTGCTGGTGTGACTATCTCGGCTGTGTAATATGCCGAGATACCGTTAAATGTTTCTGACGGTAGTTTCTGGATTTCAGCACATGTATCGCCGATTTCCAAATGTCTATGCAGTTCCCTGCCGGTTTCAATTTCAAATTTTTTAACCAATGTAATCATTTCATTCTCCTATCGAAATTAACGTTTTTGTATCAATTAAATGTTGAAAATATTCCTCTAAGGAAGAATATCCAGCATCTTCCCATTCTTCATCAGGAGTATAATCCCGATGTTTTTTTAATGTAGCGATGGAACCATCGCTAATGTTCATGTACTCTTTTGTCTTCATTATTTTCTCCTTTCCTCATAAGCTTTTCTTTGTATGTCTGCTTTTCCCATTTCTTTTTTAATCCAATCTTTTGCAGCATTTTCTTGCGCTGTCATTCTCTGATCAATTTCATCTTTTTGTTCCTGGGATTGATTTTCAATCTCTTCCATTACATGTTTAGGTGCTCTTAAATACATATCATCTCTCCTTACTCTTTAATCTTACCTAAGTATAACCGAAGCGATTCAGTTTGTCAAGTAAAAAGATGGTTATTTTTACCGAATTCGTGTTTTTTTTCTACTTTTTTTTAATTTCCCGGGAAAATTACACGCTAATAAAAGCTCATAGCAGCGTTTGTTTTAACTTCATGTCCACTTTTAACACACACATATAGCGCCGCCTTAAAAGCCCGTTATCAGCGTCTGTAAATCCTTACTATATATAGAGTTACCTAAGCGGTTGGGATAATAGACTTTTTAAAAGGCCGCCTACGCTATATATAGCGTTTGTACCCTTAAAATAAGCCCTTTTACACCAGAGAGTTTTACTTTTTTAGATATTCCCAGAAGTCAGACCATGATAAATGCCCGTCCTCGTTTATATTTCCTGCAGTTATCAGCGCTTCCTCCAGATATTTCCGGTAACAATACACCATCGCAAAAGCATAAACCCGGTTATCAAGCTGTTCATTTTTCCTGCTTCCGGCATCCCATACGTGTTTTTTTTCTCCATGCTTGCCTATTTCGATTATTCGTTGCTCAGCGGTTAATCGGTTATAATGTTCCCGGTCATAATCCATCGGGAAATGACAAAATCCTTTCGGATATTCCCCGGATTCATATTGTCCTTTTGACAAGTTCTGATAAATCTCTTGTTTTAATAAATTAGTATTTATGTCCACCCTCGGATTTTTATGATCGCCTACTGTAAAAATTTTTACATATTCTTTGCCACGATTCATATTGTCAGATCCCATAACTGGGTAAACGCCTGCATCGAATAAATCACAAAATGTGTAAACTGTATTTGTTCGATACCCTGAGTCAATCCCTGAGAATATCGGCTGCATACCGTAATATTTCTGTGAGATTATAGATCTCAAAGCCGTCCAACATTGCGATTCTATATCTTCAGTATCACCAGGCAACACATAATAATTTATCGACCATGATACTTTATCAACACCCCAGGCTACAAGCTCAGCCTCAATTCTGTCTTTCTGAACATTAAAAATAAAGCTTGATGATCATCTGGTAAAGTTCCTGCTCTATATGTCCTTTGTCTTGACAGCATTGCTTCAAGTCTCGGCCTCTCGCCCCGGTCTTCAAATGCCTCACCTAAAAAAGTATTGATAAAAACTTGCAGTTCTAACTTTGGGAATCCGTTATGTTTTATTTCAAGCCATTCTGTAACCCCATTTTCCCAAGAAACAAATCCAATCGGAGCATATAAAGCATTTAACGAATATGAAACCACCCCGACCTTACGAGCGGAAGCAGTTGGACGCCATTCTCCTCTTGGTAAAAACCAATCCTTGTCAGAATTTTTCCAATGCGCTCCGCAAAATTCACACTCATAGTAAACCGAATCTTTTATTACCCGATCATCTTCATCGTGTTTAAATCTTATCCCCCCCGGCTTATCTTTCTTACCCCATTTTAACGGCTGCATCTCTCCGCACTTTCGGCAAGGAACATAATATTTCCGTTGATCACCCTCTCTATAAAGGCGCATAATTTTAGAGTTATGTTTTAATTTCGGGCTTGATTCCCATAGGATTTTATAGTCGATCATATGCGCCCCGCAACGTCTACGGAATAACCCTACCGGATCCCCCTCGTTACCGATATTGTCAGCAAATCCATCAACCTCAGTAATGTTTAAATATTTATATCCTGTTGATCTTTTGAAAAATGAACTGTTCGGACCTCCTGCTAACAGAGTCCCCCCCGGAAATGCTTTTAATACAGTCTTGTCCATCGTCTTCTTTTGGGTTTTCCGCTTCCGAATATTACCTATTTTTTCGCCTATGCCCGACTCGTTTATCAGTGAGTCTATCCGTGTTTGCATTTGTATCCCGGCCATAGCTCCATCAGAAGTGATATAACCAATGTCACAAGGAAAAACGTCAATAGTTGCACCCATCCAATTTTCACCAACTGAAACCGTTACCCCCATTCGTGATGGTTTAACAAGGACAACTTCTCTAACCTCAGTATTGCATGGAGATAAAGCATCAGCAATCTCTTTGAGATATGGAACCAGATCAAAACTAAATGGTCCTTGAAATGGTCCTTCTTTCAGCGTCCGG